CTATGTCGTACCATATGCATAAGATAGGTTTGATCACTTGGCGCGATACTAGTGCATTGGAGAATATCGTTGCGATTTGAAATGCTAAAGGATAACATCGGAGTTTGGCATGAGTGTATGCCACGCTGGTGGTGTAATGAACTTATTGCGATGTTTGATGACATACTCAAAGAAGTACAGGATGCCAATCCAGAAATTGGTGAGAATGATGACGCGCATCGCTTCATGTTTCGTAATAATGAAAAGCGGACTGATATATCCACCACCTTGGAATCTTTTGAAGATTTTGCAACATTTGAGTACGAACTTAAACGAAAATTGGAAGAATGCACTGAGGAGTATTGGCACGAAGTCGCAGGACAATACACTGGCGAACGATCCCCTTGGACTAAACACCTAGAACAAGTAGAAACTAAAATACAGAGAACTCCTCCTGGTGGCGGGTTTAGTTCTTGGCATTATGAGCAGGGCAATGATTATCATTGCTCTAGAAGATTCGGTGTATGGATGATATATCTAAATGATGTGAACAAAGGTGGTAAGACAGATTTTCCGAATCAAGGGTTGTCAGTAAAACCAGAAGCAGGAAAGATGGTTATTTGGCCAGCAGCATACACGCATATGCATAGATCTGCTCCCGACCTAGAAGAATGGAAATATATTGTTACAGGTTGGTTTATATACAAAGACGCAAATGACAAACAAAATGAAAAACAATTTGAACCAAGTAGAATTAGAGAGAGTCGTTCTTGAGGTAATCGGTGGGTGTAACTACACCTGCCAGATGTGCCCGCAAACAAATCCTGGTCGCGGCAAAAACTGGACTAGGAAGATGCCGCTCAAACAATTTAAGAGCATCCTCGATCAAATCGTTCCGAAGTACGGGACTCCTCAAATCAATCTAGAGGGTTCAGGCGAACCCACGCTCGCGAAAGATCTACCCAAGTATATTCGCGAAGTAAAGAAGAGGGGACTCAAGTGCTACATGTACACCAATGGGTATAACCTGCATGGTGATTACATGAAGGCAGTGCTAGACGAGGGCATTGACTTTATCCGTTGCTCGGTCATTGGTTACAATCAAAACACATACGCGAAGTGGATGAACACTGATAGTTTCTTTCACATTCGTCGTAATCTAAACGAACTACAAAACTACAAGCATATCTCTAACGCACCTGTAGAGTTGAGCACGTACCACCTTATCACTGACAATAATCAGATACCCTTCGAGATATCTGAGTATCGTCAAAATTTTATTCAACACGTACAGTCCAAAGCATACATCTGGAAGATGCATAACTGGTCAGGCAACTATGACCCGAACGGTAATGCTAGGTTGGGCGAAGTTCGTAAGACCTGTGGACGACCGTTTGGTCCTGAGATTACTATCCGCGCAGGAGGCAACGGCAAGACTGGCGCGATGACCCCATGTTGTCAAACACTCGGACCGCCCAACGAGGAGAAGTCTGTGCTCGGGCATTTTGAGGATGAGACATTCGAGGAAATATTCTGGGGTGAGAAGTATGAAGAACTTCGTCGAGCGCATGAAGAAGAACGGTTTGACGATATTGAATACTGCAAGAACTGTGACTTCCTATATGATGACCCTGAAGTATTGGTCTGGAGCAACGATCCTTCTGCTCGCACCAAGCATATGCTGGGCACAACCTTCTCATTGAAGGAAAACATTATATCGAGCATCAGTTTGTGAAACCTTGGGAAACAGGGCAAGCAGTCTCATTCTGGCATCCACCAAAAACTGCTGGCGCCAGTATATGGAATAATCTCATAAGAGTAAGCATGCTGCACGGAAAGCAGTGGTGGTATAGGCAAGCGGATAAAAGATCAATAAAAAAGAATTATGATCCTGGTCTGATTGAGTTATCGAAATTAGAATATTCTTGGGTTAAACATTTTCCTGTACAAAAGATGTCGATAGATCCTGCAACTCCATCGATACTATCAGTTAGAGATCCATACTCAAGATGCGTTTCTATGTGGGCTTATTATAAAAAACACGCGTATAGAAAAATCAACAATGGTATACTTCCTAAGAATACTCCGATCAGATCTTTCAGTGATTTTATGGAGTTTACTGTCTATTCTCCAAAGATGTGGAATGTTTGGAGACCTTGCTCTTATTGGCGGCATCATCTTACTGGACATGTTGATATTATCAGATACGAAAGTTTAAAAGAAGATTTTAAAAGAGTCACTGGTGAAGATTGGGTTGAGATTTCTAAGAATCCAACTCAACGCTGGGATAGAGAACGTGCCTTAGAAGTCATGACTGATGATGACATTAAGAAAATAACCAATCGGTTTGCTGAGGACTTTGAGTTGTTTGGTTATGAAAAAGTATAGTGCTATAGCACTGCTCCTTGCGGCACAGACGACCCAAGCAGATGACATGTACGAAGTCGCGAAAGATACTTGTTGGGATTTGATCAAGAACGAGTATCCTACCAAACGCATCTATCTTAACACGCACGACAGGATCGGGTATTCGGGAGATGCCCGATTCTTCATGGCAGGGAGATGTTTTGAACCTGCCTGCAATGAACCATTCAGTTGGTTTGTGTACCAAGTCAGATACATTGAAGGCAGGAAAGCATACATCACCTGCACCATGCCAGATGGTGGTGAACCTAAGTTAGATCGTTACAATCAGAACAACAGTTTTATGCCGCCTGAATAGTCTCGATCTCGCAGTGCTTGTTATCATTCAACTTCACTATAGTACCAGCACGCAATGATCTACTGCGAACAGTAAACTCCTTGACTTCTTTGCGTTGGATTTGACAGTTAGTTACAACTGCCCAGTCATTGCCTTTCTTGTCAGTGACATAGATTGTATCTTCGACAATATGAATGACTGGTTCCAGTGATCTGGTAGGAAGGACATCTGCGTTAGCAATAGCAGGAATGAGCAGCAACATGAGTGCTATCTTTTTCATGGATTTCTCCTTGCGTCATCACGACGCTCTGTCGCCTCACGGCGAATTATTACATTTTTATTACAGTTTTATTACTGTAATATTATATAGTCTCAGTAAATATTTTACTTTACTTTTATAGCAGAATATTATACTATAAATAATACCGATGATACTGTGGGATACAGGTCATCAGTTCTCTACGCAGAATGTTCTGGTAGAGTATAACAACAATCTTGCTTAATATAAGGAGATCCGTTATGGTATCTAAAGCATTTTCTTTTCCACGTTCACACTTCATTGGTTTCGATCACGTTTGGAATGAGATTGAAAGACTGTCAGATATGGCAGACAACAAACTCTATCCTCCTCATAACGTAGTCAAGCACGATGATGTTAACTTCACTGTAGAACTTGCCTTGGCAGGTTACAGCAAGGACGACCTCACTGTTGAAGTGAAGGACGGTATCCTAGTCGTAGCTGGTGACAAGTCAAGCGAAGAACGTGAGTATCTACACCGTGGTATTTCTTCTAAGAAGTTTACACGAACATTTAGGTTGTCAGAACACGTTGTTGTAAGCGGAGCGGATTTTGTGGATGGACTACTGGTCATTGACCTGAAGGTAGAGATCCCGAAAGAGAAGCTGCCTCGCGCTATCCCAATTGGTAAAACTAAGGGTAAGAAGCAACTTTTAACTGAGGACTGAAATGAAAAACTTGGCAATCGTTGCCTTGTGTTTCTTTTCTACTTTCGCATCTGCAAGTGACATCGAAGAAGTCGTCGTCAAGGCGAGGCACGTTCGCATTGTTATGATCAAACTAGCAGAGACCCACGTGCAGGATCCAAAGACTGGTGACTGGCACTATGTGGAAGAGCGCAAAGTAGAAGATAACAAGGCATGACAACTCGGGGAGACTTCGGTCTCCCCTTTCAAGGAGACGTGTAAATGGAACTAATACCCATCATTGGAATCGGTGCCGTGATGATGATTGCTCCTATAGCAATCGGCGTCACGCTCGTCTATTCATACGAAGCAACCAAAGATATCGGCAAAGAACAATCGTAAGTCATTGATTTGATTAAAGTTTTTCAGACTTTACTTTGATACTCGTTTCAAGCATAATAACTGTATGGTTGATAACGGAGATGAAATGATGATTGATATTGCTATTAACAACTTGTTTGACGCGATTGGTAAGGACTTCGCTGCTTGGCGTGCTCGTGGTGAGTACGGTAGCGAGAACGACTACGGCGAAATGGTTGATAACCTGCACGTTGAAGAAGGTCGTAAGTATCTCAAGATTGTCAAGAAGTTGGGCAGTCAAGAGATGGTTTGGGGTTTCATTGTCAAGAAAGATGACAAGAAGTTCCGTGCTGGCGATATCCTGAAAGCAGCATCTTGGGCAGCACCTGCCCGCAACCAAGCGCGAGGAAACATCCTCGATGGTGACTTCTCTTGGGTTCGTTGGACTGGTCCGGAGTATCTGTGAAGATTCTCCGCGAGACCACCAACTGGCCAAAGGTTGAGTACACCATACCCAAACACGATTACTTGGTAGAAGGTGGCCATGGCGGTCGCCTCATTGCTATGCGCAAAGAAGGATCTGACGTTTGGGAGAAGTTTAGCAAGGCAATCCCGTTCGGGAAAAAACACCGCACGTTTAAAGAACTGCGCGAACCACTACCCACTGAGTTTGTGAAACCCCAACAATCAGATCCGTGGGCAAAGAAAGAGTACCAATCATTGGAGATGTTCATGTCATGAAATTGAAAGTGGTTAGTTGCGACGATAATAGAAAATGGTATGCAGATAAGATTGGGGAATCATTTCCTCTTATTCGTATCGGCGATCATGAATGTTATGTCAAGACTCATGATTCCTATAACACTGGGAATTTTATTAGTAACTGCGATTTTGAGGTAGAGTATGAGGAAGAAGAAAGTAATCCCACCCCCAGTTGATGTAGTCGGACGCAAGGTTTCTTGGAAACCTAGTCCTAATTCAGATCGCATGTACGGCGAGGTTGTGCATGTAGGATTCCAGTGGCCATATCCCAAAGACCCTAAATACCCTTCTGGTAATGTTCGCATGCTGAAGCAACAACTTACAGTAGCGATTGCCGACGGACGTCTCTTCAAGATGTCCGGCGAGATAGAAGATCTTAAACGGATTGGGATGATCGCGGAGTCATCAAGCGAGGATTAATGCACTGGATAACATTACTCACATCATTGTCGATTGCTGGAGTCGCTGCGTGGTACAGTATCGTAGGACTCATGGCAATCTTCTCGGGTGCGGCGATAGCGATCGCCATTATGGGTGGTGTATTGGAAGTTGGCAAACTGGTAACTGCTGCATGGTTACACGCCAATTGGAAGAAAGTACCACTGTTGATGAAGACGTATCTTACATCAGCAGTGTTTGTGTTAATGGTAATCACTTCCTTGGGTATCTTTGGTTTTTTGTCAAAGGCACACTTGGAACATTCTATATCAGTAGGTGGAACAAATGAACTTCAGATCACCAACTTGGAGAGACAGATTGCGAGACAGCAATCAATCATTGCTGATACAGAGACGGTACTCACGCAACTGGATGATCAGGTACAGGTACTCATCGACTACGACCGCATTCGAGGTCCTAGTGGTTCGATTGCAACTCGTCAAGCGCAGGCAGAAGAAAGGCAAATGCTTAACGAGGGCATCGATGCTGCGTACATTCGAATTGACGAACTACAGAAAGAACTTACCCCGCTACAGCAAGAAGCACTGGCGATTGAGGTCGAAGTTGGTCCGCTTAAATACATCGCGGAGTTAATCTATGGAGAAGACGATGCCAGGAACCATTTTGATCGTGCTGTTAGGTTCGTTATTATCCTTCTTGTTACTGTATTCGATCCTTTGGCAGTCATACTCTTACTCGCCGCTACCATGGGATTCACCGCCAGAAAACAGTCACGTATGTTCACGGACGATGGTGAGTTAAAAGTAGGGCGAGAGAACGTTGTTGATGTAGAGGAACTTCTGCCAGTCGAACCTGTTATGGATCCACCAAGTGCGGTTGATGATGCAGCAAACGTCATGAGTAATTATGAGGAGATCGAAGACTTGCCTCCTGCTGATGAGATAGACGAAGTGCTTGACCCTGATGATGGTCATGGTATAGAAGATATCAACGACCCCACTGATAAGGTAAGGCGAGGTTGGGTTGACTTCCAAAGAAGGAATAGAAAAAAGACTTGACATTGATGTCAGATTGCGGTAGACTATTATCATGAATATATTTTACTTACACGAAGAACCTGAGCAGTGCGCCAAAGAGCACAATGACAAGCACTGCGTCAAGATGGACATTGAGTATCCACAGATGCTCTCGACTGCGCACCGTGTTCTCGACGGGGATGAGTGGTACGACAAAACTGCTAACGGTAGAAGAATCAAGCGATGGAAACATCCGGAACCCATTATGGATTCTGTACTGTACAAAGCAAGTCATATCAATCATCCAAGCGCAGCGTGGGTCCGCGAGAGCAAGAATAACTATAACTGGTTATTTCAGTTGTGGATGAACCTCTGCGAAGAGTACACTTGGCGTTATGGAAAAACTCACATGTCTTGGACGAAACTTGGCGTCGCGCTATCTCGTCCCCCTAAAAATATTGATGACAAACCATTTATCCAACCACCTCCAGCAATGTCGCACTTCCCTCAATGCATCGTGGAAGGAGACTCCATCGAATCCTACAGAAATTACTACAGAGAAGCAAAGGCAAGTTTCTCCAAATGGACAAGGCGACCAGCACCAGAGTGGTGGACAATATGAACTGGATTAAGAAACTACTGGGAACTCCCCTTGATAAAAATCCTATAGATACTGTTATCATTGAGAAACTTCCTGGTGCAGATAATGAACAAGTGCAGGAAGTGTATCAGGCAAGGTGGGTTTGGTATCACACTATCCTTGCGGTAGAGATCGCGTTTACCAATATTTTGCTATTGGGCATATTGATTATTTTGGCATTTAAATGAGTAACGGTTACAAATCAGGAAACACACGGATGTTCAATATCCGTGTTCCCGAGTATCTACATGCACAGTTTAAAGAAATCTGTGGAGAAGCAGATGTAACCATGGCGAGTGCATTGATTGGTTACATGGAACGTATTGTTGATGGCACTGAAGATATCGGTGGTAAGAGCAAACCGAACGCTGAGTTTGATCCACTGTCAGATATCCGAGGACAGTACAAAGAAGGTGAAGATTTTTAATGAAAGAAGCAATTGATTATCGTTACAATGAGTTTGCATTGATTAGTGAGTTAGAAGATTATGTCAACAGCACGTATCAAGAACACTACTCGAAAAACAAATTTCAAGCAACCGAGTTTATCATCGACGGTGGACACGGCGAGGGGTTTTGTCTGGGCAACATCCTCAAGTACACGCAAAGGTCTGGTAACAAAGAAGGAAAGAATCGCAAAGATCTTCTCAAAGTCTTACATTATGCTTTGATTGCTTTACATGTTCATGATCTGGAGCATGAAGATGATAACAGATTTTAGAGTCGATCATCATTTCGTTACACCAATCATGAAGTGTCAGGTTAATTTGCCTCACGCTGAGATTGCTGACTTCTGTAGAAAAAAATTGAGCTCGCGCAACATGTACACAAGTTACTTCGACAAAGAGTTCAACGAACATATGAAGCAGTTCGTCCCGTATCGCCATGCTTTAGAAAATTGCTTAATGGCAGTCGGGAAGTTGTACGCCGATGAAAGAAAGATTGAAACGGAACCACAGTTTGACTATTGGTTCTCAGTTTATTGGTCAGGCGAAGATCATGTTTTACATACTCATCCTGGGACGGTGGTGGCGGGAACCTACTATCCTCATGGTGATGAGAAATCTACCAAGATAAGATTTAGACATCCGGCAGCAACTCTTTTATCTCACGCCGAACCATGCAATGACGAAGAAATGTTCTACACTCATTACCCCAAAACGGGAGAGTTGAATTGCTGGCCAAGTTGGTTGGAGCACGAGGTCAGACCCCAAGGTGAGGTTGACCCCAAACAAACTAGAGTTGCCATATCATTTAATTATGGCAAATCTCACACAGCGAGAAGCATATCTAATTGATTTCATTAGAGTTATTTCTCTTGCTTTTTCCCCTTGATTGAGGCATAATAGGTGTTCTGGTTGAGGAGGACGCTTAATGATTACAGTAGTAGATAACACCCTAACCGCCATCAAAGGCGAAATCAAGAGACTCAAGAGTTTAGGTTACAAAGTAACCGAAGTCATCATTTTCGCAGGTATTATACTTTACGAAGAAGGGGAGGCATAATGCCAATTTACGGTTCAATGCGCCACGATTTTACTGGTCGTAAGATTAAAAAGAAGAAAGTCAAGGGTGAGGTCTACGCTAAATATAAGCGACCTGCGTTCACTCCGATGACTGCTTCTAGCGGACCAGTTCGTCGCGATGAAGGTCAGGTCTATGCTTCGGTAGACTGTACGAAGGGTGGTCCCTGCGCTGCTCCTGAGAAGAAACAGTATACGGGGACTCTGGTCAAAGGTATTGCGACGATGCATAAGTCGAACGCTGTACCTGTCATTGACGACGAGCAAGCGAAAGATCTTGCCCGTATGCGGAGGTGATGTATGCCGTCAGGTGTTTGGACAGAAGAACGTGTGCGCGATTATTTTGATACGCACTGGGACGTAACTCTACGACAACTAGCGAGGATGAGTGGGTGGTCTGTTAAAGACCTGAAGACAATTCTACTTATGGGGTAGGATATGCGATACTTACTTTTCGGAGCATTAGTTTTGCTCTTTGTTGGTTGCGGTCAGTTAGCGCAATGGAAACCAAGTGAGTTCGACAACGTAGAGTTTAACTCGTTGGCGACTCTATATGTCATGGCGAACACACCAGCGTCAGAAGAAGATTGGTGTAATCGTCGTGAGTTGTTTGGCATGAAACGTATGTCGCTGAGGTTGCAAGTTTATAGCGAACATAGATTGAACGATAACATCGGTGATATCTACAGAGAACTTAATTCTCTTATCAATGAGTTGTATGACAGGGAGAATCCTACTGACGTCTACTGTAAGATAAAAAGGATGACCGTTGCTGAATCTATAGATCGTACTCTCGAAGTGTTCGGAGGAAGGAAATGAACGTAGAACTTTGGCAAAAAGCAGGAGAAATAAAAGTTCGGGAGTACAGAGAACTCTTGGACGCAGGACATATTACTCTCGGGGAGTATGAAGAACTGGTTGAAGATATCTGCGACTATGCTAGAATAGAAGCAGACTTGGAAACTGAAGATCTTAAGAACAAAGCAGTGAAGGCGATTGACGCAATAAAGATGGTAGCAGGATTGCTCTAGTTATGAAAAAATTTAATTTGGACTTGATCGAACTACCGAAGATCAAGCGTGTTACCGTTAATGGTAAACGTCATTATGTAAAAGAGGATGGGGTGGCAGTTCCGTACCCTTCTGTCACAACCGTCCTTGCCTCTTGTAAAAAGACCAAGAGGGCATTACATGAATGGCGTCGACGAGTAGGTGCTGAGCAAGCGAACAAGATATCGAAGCAAGCATCTTCTCGCGGCACGTCAGTCCATACTTTGATAGAGGACTATATACAAGGCAAAGAATCAACTGGCGTAATAATGCCAAACGCTCGCGACATGTTCGGTCGTTTGCGTGATGTTGCTGATGAGCACATCGACAATGTTAGGTTGATCGAGGGACTAATGTACTCTGAGTATCTGCGAGCAGCAGGCACTGTGGATATGGTCGCCGAGTACGACGGGAAGATTTCAGTGATCGACTGGAAAACTTCTGCGCGGCGAAAGACTCGATCTAAGATATATAACTACTTCAAGCAGGAAGCTGCGTACGCAGTCATGTTTGAAGAGATGACTGGAATACCTGTGACTCAGTTAGTCACAATCATTACAACACAAGAAGGAGAGTCTCAAGTATTCATCGAACACCGTGACGAGTGGGTAGATGAGTTCTTGAAGTTGAGAGACCAGTATGAGTTGGAATTACAGGATAGCGCATCGCCCTAAAACTGAAACTAT